AATGTATCAGATGGACACCTTGAGAAAGGAAGTCCAAAGATATAATGAGAACCATATTCAAGCTGGTAGAGCCCTTGGAGAATTGGGACACCCAGATGGTCCAACTGTTAATCTGGATCGTGTTAGTCATAAGATTGTGTCACTTAAAGAAAGTGGTACAAACTTTATTGGTAAGGCTAAACTCCTTTCAACTCCTATGGGTAAGATTGCAGAATCTCTTATTGGTGAAGGAGTTAAACTTGGTGTTTCTTCTAGAGGTATTGGATCTTTGATGCAAACCAAGGAAGGTGTCAATGTTGTTGGACCTGACTTTATGTTGGCTACTGCAGCTGACATCGTAGCCGACCCCTCTGCACCTGATGCTTTCGTAGAAGGTATCATGGAAGGTAAAGAGTGGATCTGGGATGGTGGTATTTTGCGTGAATCAAAAGCTGCCAAGACTTACAAGACGATCAACACTTTGGTTGATCAAGGACAACTTGATGAACAGAAACTTAACCTGTTCAATAACTTCCTAAACAATCTTTGATAGGTAGTTAAATAAACAAATTATAAATAAATATAGATTAAAAAAGGTTAATCGGAGTAACTTCAAATGTCTCGTGGAGATTTACAAGAAATGGAGCAATCTAAAACTGCTGTGAACGCGAACGCCGCCCCTAATATGCCTATGCAGCATCTTAAGAACCCTGGCGACGGTCTTTCTACATCTTATGAGGATCTCGGTGGTCCCACCGTAGAGAACGCAAACCCTGTTGGCGATTCTAATAAGCTCAAAGAGCCTAAGATCAAAACTGTTCACGACATCGTGAATAAGAACGCCGGCAAGGCCGACGGTATGGATGCTTCTAAGAAGAATTCATACAACAAAGGTCAAGGTACTGGTATCGACAATTCTGACGATAAGAAGGTCGGTAACAAAGCCTACGAAGAGACCGAACTAGATGCAGACGCTGTTCTTGAAGAAGAAGAGATTGTATCCGAAGACGAAGGCATTGACATCGAAGAGGACGTAAATGCCCTCCTTGGTGGTGAAGAACTCTCCGAAGAATTCAAAGAAAAGGCACGTGTCATCTTTGAAGCAGCATTGACCTCTAAAATCAAAGAAATCCAGGAATCCCTGGAAGTCCAGTATACTGAAAGACTGGATGAGGAAAGAGAAGCCCTTAAGGGAACTCTTACCGAAAGAGTTGACTCTTATCTTGAGTATGTCTGTCAAGAGTGGATGACCGAGAATGAGTTGGCTATTGATCATGGTCTCAAGACCGAAATGACTGAATCCTTCCTGTCTGGCATGAAGGGTCTTTTTGAAGAACATTATGTAACAATCCCTGAAGATAAGTATGATGTACTTGAGAGCATGGTAGAAAAACTAGATGATATGGAGAACAAGCTCAACGAGCAAATCGACAAGAACATTGGTTTGAATAAAAGACTCGCCGAGTCTACTGCTGATGTTATTCTTGATCGTGTCTCTGATGGTCTCGCCGAGACTCAGAAAGAGAAACTTGCTTCACTTGCAGAAAGTGTAGAGTTTGAAAGTGAAGAAGAGTATCGTGAAAAGCTGGAGACCCTGAAGGAGTCGTACTTCTCCAAGGCCCCTGCTGCAAAATCCGAAGCACCTCAAACATTGTCTGAGAGTGTTGATTCAACACCCGCTCCTGTTGGAAACAACATGGAAGCATATCTCAGAAGCATGGGTGCCTTCAGAAAGTGAATTTAACATTCATTCAAACTAAACCTATTAAGTAAAGCAAATGTTTCAATCCGAACATCTGCAGGAAAAGTGGAGTCCACTTCTCGACTATGAAGGTCTTGATCCTATCAAGGACAGTCATAGAAGAAGTGTAACCGCAGTCCTGCTCGAAAACCAAGAAAAATTCCTCCGTGAGGAAGCAGCATTCTCTTCAGGTATGAACCTGATGGAAAGCCCCACCAACAGTGCTAACGCTCCTGGTCAACAGGGTGGTTATGGTGGCGAAGCTAATGCTGCTGGTCCTGTTGCTGGTTTCGACCCCGTTCTGATCTCCTTGATCAGACGCGCAATGCCTAACCTGGTCGCATATGACCTGGCTGGCGTTCAGCCAATGAGTGGTCCTACCGGCCTGATCTTCGCAATGAGATCACGCTACACCAATCAGGAAGGTACTGAGGCATTCTACAACGAAGCCAATACCGCCTTCTCTGGTCAGGACGATGGCTTCAACCTCACCGCCGGTATGACCGACGCTGCGGTTGGTATGGGTACTACCGCACAGAACGGTACTAACCCCTCCGTACTGAACCCTGTTGGTACTGCAACAACTAATCCTTCCCCATATAACGTGGGTCAGGGAATGGTTACTGGTGACGCTGAGAACCTGGGTTCAGGTGTTGGCGACCAGTTCAACCAGATGGCCTTCTCGATCGAGAAAGTCACCGTTACCGCCAAGTCAAGAGCACTCAAAGCTGAGTACTCCTTGGAACTGGCACAAGACCTTAAGGCAATCCACGGTCTGAACGCTGAAGCAGAACTTGCTAACATCCTCTCTACTGAGATCCTCGCTGAAATCAACAGAGAAGTCATCCGTACTATCTACAAGACGGCTGAGCAAGGTGCTGTTTCTAACACCGCTACTGCTGGTGTGTTTGACCTGGACATCGACTCCAACGGTCGTTGGTCTGTTGAGAAGTTCAAGGGTCTTCTGTTCCAAATTGAGAGAGATGCTAACGCTATCGCTCAAAGAACTCGTCGTGGAAAGGGCAACATGCTCCTCTGCTCCGCAGACGTTGCTTCCGCTCTGACCATGGCTGGTATCCTCGATTATACCCCTGCCCTCAACGCCAACCTGAACGTTGACGACACCGGCAACACCTTCGCTGGTACCATCAACGGTAAGTTCCGCGTCTATATCGACCCCTATTCTGCCAACCTGTCAGCAGCTAACACTGCTACTAATGGTGGTAATCAGTATTACGTTATCGGCTATAAGGGTTCTTCCCCTTATGACGCTGGTCTCTTCTACTGTCCTTATGTTCCTCTCCAAATGGTTCGTGCCGTTGGTGAGAACACCTTCCAGCCAAAAATTGGCTTCAAGACCCGTTATGGTATTGTTGCGAACCCCTTCGCTCAAGGTACCCAACAGGGTCTCGGTGCTCTCAACATCAACTCCAACCGTTACTACAGAAGAGTTGCAGTCAAGAACCTTATGTGAGCCTTGCTCCATCAGATTACAAGGGACCCGCAAGGGTCCTTTTTTTATGTCTTGATAAATAGTAAAAAATATCTTTGAAAGATGTCAAATATTCTAACCAATAATATTAATCCCCGTAGTGGTAATCTGATTACTATTGGTGGAGTTAATGACAGGGTGTCTATTGCTGGAACACTGACCTATGAAGATGTAAGTAGTGTTGATTCCGTTGGTATTATCACTGCAAGAGGTGGTCTTAATGTAGGACCCCTTGCTGGTATTGCTTGTACCATTAGTGCAGCTGGTGCTATCAGAGCGACATCAATTATAAAAACCGAATCTGATAGTGGTTTCAATGCAAAAGCTATCGCTGCAGGTCAACAATTTGCATTCAGAGCCACTGATAATGGGAACAACAATAATGCGGTTATTTACTCTGATGGATCTGGATATCTATTAGGTAATACTGGTATCGGAACCGATAATCCTACTGGAAGACTTGAGATTTCGTCTACTGATGGAACAACCATACTAACAGGAACAAGAGGGAGTGGCCATTCATATAAATTTGAAACTACCGGACTAGATGCTGAAGGATTTAATGTTATAGATGCGACAAATAGTCAAAGAATATGGTTATATTATGCTGGGACAACTCCTTCAACAGATTCATATCAAACTTTTCATACAAACGCCATCGAGCGAATGCGCCTAGACAGCTCGGGCAGGTTGTTGTTAGGTACGGCTACTGCTGTTCTTGATACTTCTAATGCACTCTTGCAAATTGGGGCGGCAGCAGGTGCCAATATGGTGCTTTATAGAGATGATTCATCAGTTGTAGCAGATGATAGTCTTGGATTAATTCGTTTTTATTCCAATGCAGGTGGCAGCAAGATAGAGCACGCAAGAATTTCAGGTATTGCAGATGGCACTGCTGGCGGTGTGAATGGTGCTCCTGGTCGATTAGTTTTCTACACAGAAGACGTTGGGTCTGATAGTGATCCAGTTGAGCGGATGCGAATCGGCTCTGATGGTAATGCAACGTTTAAATACAAGGTTATTGTTGGTGATTCAGTTACTGGTGGTGAAATTCTTTCATTAGGTAAGAGTTCTGGCACTAGTTACATGTCATTCAATAATGGTGGTACCAGTTTGGGATTTATGGGTTATGCAGATCAACTAGTTAGTGGTGGAGGATCTGATGATTTAGCTATACGTTCTCAAGATGATTTTATTATTGCTACCGGTGGAAACACTCAAAGGCTGCTCATTTCTTCAACAGGAGAAACAACTTTACGGCCTGATAGTTCTGGCATCGGTGTTAGATCTATTGCTGGTGCTAGCTCTGTAACCACAGGTCTTTTTGTTGCACATAGTTCTGGCAGCATGACTACGGGCACTATTAGTTGTGAGATTTATACAAACGGTGATATTAAAAATACCAATAATTCCTATGGTAGTCTTTCCGATGAACGTTTAAAGGAAAATATTGTTGAGGCTTCCTCTCAGTGGGAAGACATTAAAGCTCTGAGAATTCGTAACTTTAATTTTAGTGAAAATACTGGTCATCAAACGCATAGACAAATTGGTTTGATTGCTCAGGAAGTTGAGATAGTTTGTCCTGGTTTGGTACAAGAAAACCCTGTTAAAGAAGGTGATCTTGTTTTTGACAAGCTTGGAAATAAACTGGAATCAACTAAATCGGTTACTAGTTCTATTCTTCACATGAAGTCAGTCAAGGCTCTTCAAGAAGCAATGGAACGCATTGAAACTCTTGAGCAAAGATTAACCGACGCAGGTCTCTGATATGACAGCAGCCCAACCACTAGCAAACCAAATTACTGATAGGAATTTCCTACAGGCCAATGGGTTTAGTTTCACTATAAACCGAGCACCTACACTTGGGTTTTATGGTAATGCAATTAATGTTCCTGGGATTACATTACCACCAGTAATGCAACCATCTTATCTCAAGATGATTCCTAGACCTGGTGATGTACCAGAATTTAATGATTTGAGGATTAGATTTCTAGTTGATGCAGGACTTGAGAACTATATGGAAATTCAAAATTGGATGAGGGGTATTGGTTTTCCTGAAAGTTTAGAACAAATCTATGATTGGGAAGAGTCTAGTCCTGTCAAATACGAACAAAAAAATATCATTGAGACTTTGTTCTCTGATGCAACATTAACAATTTTGAATGGTGTATTGAAACCAATATTTACTGTAAGGTTTAAAGACTGTTGGCCACACAGTTTGTCTGATTTACAGTTTGATGCACAAACCGCTGACGTAGAATACTTGACAGCCGAGGTAGTTTTCAAGTATAGTATATACAAAATAACCGACGTTTTTTGTTGCTAAATGATTGACCTTCCTACACTTCAGCAAATGTGGGAAAAGGATTCGAAGATTGACATCGATAATCTCCATACTGAAGCATTAAACATTCCTGTCCTTCATGCCAAGTATTATGACATCTACAATAACTTCATGTTATTGAGGAAGAAGGCAGAACAACAAAAAAAGAATGTGAGACATGAAAGGTATGAGTTTTATTCAGGTAAAGCTGATCCCGATGTTTATATTGAAACTCCATTCCCCAAAAAGATTAGAGATAAAGATACTATGAATAAGTATCTCGATGCAGATGAGAGACTATCAACTGTGTCTATGAAAATAGAATACTATGATGTTATATTGAGATACATAGAAGAAATTTTAAAACAAATCACCAATAGAACATACCAAATTAAAAATTCTATTGACTTTATGAGGTTTTCATCCGGAGCAGGTTAATGGACAAAGAAGGCTACTACCACATAGAAATACCTATACAGGGTATTCGTCTTATTCATAAGGGGTTATCTCAAGCCATAGAGAAATGGCCTGGAGGTGAGCCAGCGGAACAAATGGATCTAATAATGATGAGAGATAATTTTTAT